CACGCGCCGGACGCTCAAGAGCCGCGCGCGCTACGAGTGCCAGAACGTCGCCTGGCTCTACGGGCTCATCCTCCAGGTGGCCAGCGACATCGTATCGACCGGGCCGCGCCTCCAGATGCCGGGGCACCCCGACCTGGAGACGCTGTGGGACGAATGGGCCGCCGCCGTGAAGCTCACCGAGCTGCTGCGGACGATATGCATCACCAAGTCCCGCGACGGCGAGGCCTTCTGCCAGATCACCACCCGGCCGGGCCTCGGCCACCCCGTCAAGCTGTTTCCGCTGCTCATCGACTCCGACCGCGTCCAGGGCAACGACGCCGCCTCCGAGTACGACGCCGACGGCATCCGGCTGGACCGGTTCCTCGAGCCGGTGTCCTACCAGGTCGCCAAGTCGCTGGCGGTGCCCGACGGCTTCTACACCGTCATGGAGCCGTTCATGTGTCACCTTTTCCGGAAGGAGATGCCCGAGCAGTTCCGCGGCGTGTCGGAGATCGCCCCCGCGCTGCCGTCCATCGCCATGCTGCGGGCGTACACCATCGCCACGCTCAACAAGCTCGAGATCTCGTCGTGCGTGGCGGGCGTCCTCGAGCCGGACGTGAGCGTCATCGATCCGGACAGCATCGCCGACCCGCCGTTCTCGCCGTTCGACCTGCCCGCCAGGTCGTGGATCACCCTCCCTTCCGGCTTCAAGAGCAAGCAGTTCCAGACCGCGTCGCCGACCGACAGCCAGAACTCCTTCGCGCTCCAGGTCAAGGGCGAGGTCGGCCGGTGCCTCCTGGCGCCGAAGATCATCGTCCTGGGCGACTCGAGCGACGCGAACTACTCCAGCGGCCGCCTCGACCTCCAGTCGTACGACAAGGGGATCGGGGTGGAGCGCCAGCGGATCCAGTCCGCCGTGCTGGAGAAGCTGTTCGCGGCCTTCATCCGCGAGGCCTACCCCAACCAGCCCGCGCCCGAGCACTTCTGGTTCTGGGAGTCGCGCGGCTACATCAACCCGCTCCAGGAGGCGAACGCCGAGAAGGTCCGCCTCGAGACCGGAACCTCCACCTTCCAGAGCATCTGCGAGGAGCGCGGGAAGGACTGGGAGGTCGTCATGCGCCAAAACTACGAGCGCGAGAAATACAACCGCGAACTGGCCAGGGAGTTCGGATTCACCCTGGCCAACCCGCCCGTCGAACCCACCGCCGAGCCGTCCCCCGGGGACGGCGAAGACAACCAGTAGGAAGAAGATTTCATGGCAGAAGAGAAGAAAGTGCCGAAGACGCTCGCCTTCGCGGACGACTCCCTGGCCGGCAGCCTGCTCAACGACACCACCGGCTGCTCCGGCGTGGCCTACTCCGGCGGGCCGGTCCGCCAGTGGTGGTCGGACACGCCGGTGTACATCGACCTGGCGGGCATGGAGCTGGCCGAGCAGATCCCCATCATGTACAACCACGAGTACGAGCCGGAATCCCGGCTCGGCGAGGCTGCCGTCAAGAACGACGGCGAGCGGCTCACCTTCGTCGGCGAGCTGGACAACCAGCAGCGCCTCGCCTCCCGGATGATCGAGCAGGGCAGGAAGTGGGACTGGCAGGTCTCCATCGGCTGCTCCAACGACAAGTACGAGTACGTACAGGAAGGCGCGACGGCGACGGTCAACGGCCGGAAGGTCGAGGGCCCCGCGATGCTGGTCACCAGGTCGCAGCTCCGGGAGATCTCCCTGGTCGCTATCGGCGCCGACAAGGACACCCACATGGAGATCAAGGCCTCCCTGATGGCCCCCGAATCCCAAGCACCAACCGCCGCATCCACCACCACCATGGAACCAACACCCACCCCAAAAAAAGAGGACACCACAATGGCAGAAGAAGACATCAACGCCAAACTGACCGCGATGGAGGACACCATCGCCAAGCTCCAGGCGAAGCTCGACGAGCAGTCCGCCCGCCCCGCGCCTCAAATCACCGTCAAGCACGACGAGCCCACGAGGGCCGACGTCCTGGCCTGCGCAGTCGAGCAGGCGATGGGCATCGAGCAGAAGGACACCCGCGCCGCCGAGGCCGCCCAGAAGACCTACAAGGGCCACATGGGCCTCCGCCAGCTCTACACCGAGGCCGCGCAGGCCGCCGGCTGGACCGGCTCCTACATCCACAACGGCAACCTCGGCGAGGCCTCCAACGCCATCAAGGCCGGCTTCAGCAACATCAATCTCCCCGGCATCCTGGGCAACGCCGTCAACAAGCGCATCAAGGCCGGCTACGAGTACGCCGAGGGCGCGTGGCGCGAGATCGCCGAGACCGTGTCCGTCAGCGACTACAAGGCCTTCACCAGCTACAGCCTGAACGCCAAGGGCGACTTCGAGGAGGTCCCCAACGGGGCCATCATCCCCCACGGCGAGCTCGCCGAGTCCAGCTACAGCAACCAGCTGAAGCGCTACGGCCAGATGTTCCAAATTGATGAAATGGACATCATCAACGACGACCTGGGCGCTATCAACACCCGCGCGTTTGGCTTCGGCCGCAAGGCCGCCCTGAAGCTGAACAAGGTCTTCTGGGGCATCTACAACGCCGACAGCAACTTCTACAAGTCCGCGAACGGCAACGTCGTGGCCTCCGCGGGCGAGCTCAACGCCGCGAACCTGGCGAAGCTGGTCAAGGCCTTCCGCCAGCAGAAGGACGCCAATGGCGACATCCTGGGCTACGACCCCGCCATCCTGCTGGTCCCCGCCGCCCTCGAGGTCGAAGCTCTCAAGCTCTATAACGACGCCGAGATCCGCGACAACACCGCAAGCAAGCAGTACCTGACGGGCAACCCCTGGCGCAACAAGTTCCGCCCGGTGGCGTCCGCGTACCTGACCAGCGACGACGACTACTACCTGCTGGCCGATCCGAACATCGCAGCCACCATCCAGGTCGCCTTCCTGGACGGCATGACCGCCCCGACCATCGAGTCCAGCGCGGCCGAGTTCGACGTGTTCGGCGTCCGCTGGCGCGCCAAGTTCTCCTTCGGCGTGGCGTTCGCCGACCCGAAGGCGGGCATCAAGGGCGACAAGGCATAGGGCAACACCGCCGGGGGGCGGCCAAGCGGCCGCTCCCCATGGACAAGATAGGACACAACACTTCAGGAGTCAACCACCATGGCAGTTTTCGTCAAACGAGAAGACATCATCGACTACACCCCCGCGACCGCGGTCGAATGCGGCGGCGTGGTAAAGATCGCCGACAACTTCTACGGCGTGGCCCACGCCCCCATCGAGGCGGGCAAGCTCGGCGCGCTCCAGGTCACCGGCCAGTACGACTTCGTGGCAGGCGGCGCCGTCACCGTCGGCGCCGACGTGTACTTCGCCGACGGCGCGGTCTCCACCACATCCTCCGCCGGGGCCAAAATCGGCAAGGCCGTCAGCGCCGCCTCCAGCGGCGAGACCGTCCGCGTCCTCCTCAACAGATAGCGCACGATGGGGCTGTTCGACGCAGGGCGCATGATGCAGGCCACGACCGGCTACGACGAGGTGCTCGACTACCTCCGGGACGGCGTGGTCGTGGCCCCTTCCGTGCCCTGCAAGGCCGGCGCGACGATCTTCCGCACGGAGGACCTGGCCAGCTCGCTTTCCATGCGGGTGTTCCGGCAGGACTTCCTGGTGGAGGCCGCGTCGATCCCCTGCATCGAGCGCCCCGAGCCGGGCGACGAGATCGTCTGGCGCGGCCGGCGGTTCCTCGTCTCCGCGCCGGACGGCGAGCCGTGCTGGCGCTGGCGCGGCGCGTCCATGACCTCATGGCGGATCCACGCCGAGGAGGAGTCCGACGATGGCAGATAGCGAACAGCCCGTCATCAACGCGGTCCACGAGGAGCGTTTCGGCTCCCGCGCGGTGCCGTTCCCGCACGAGCCGTCCGGCGCGCCGAAGACGCGCCTGATGGAAGTGGCCGCCGCGCTCTCGGCGCTTGTCGCGCCATACGTCGACCGCGCGGTGGTCTCGCTGGCCCCGCAGGCCCAGGTCTCCGACATCGACGGCACGACGCTCGCCGTCGTCTGCCCGGTCGGCAGCCGGAAGGGCAAGCTGCGCAACGGCCTGGTCGAGTCCGCCTACACCTACGAGGTCGGGATCCTCCGGCTCCTGGGCGACGGCGAGTCCCTCGAGGACTGCGTCGCCGTCTCCGAGTCGGTCTCGGCCGCGCTGCTCTCCACGGGCATCCTCCCCTGCGACGCGGAGATCTCCGACGTCGAGAACGCCTTCCTGGACGCACAGCTGGTACGCCGCCGCCGCCAGTTCACGGCCGTCCTGACCGTCGAGGTCGGCGACTGCCTGCTGATGGAGCCGGGGGGAGGCGCGTGATGGCCGGATTCGGCATGGCGTTCAGGGTCGCGGCGCAATGGACCGGCGAGGTCGACTCGAGGTCCCGGCGCATCCGCGCCGCGCGGATCCGGGGCCTGCGCAGCGGCGCGGCGTACCTCTGGCGCGTCGCCAGGAACTCCATCAAGGAGGGACGGCGGCGCGAGCGTCACGTCTTCACCGACGACCGGGGCAGGGCGCAGACGGTCGAGAGGTGGGTGGCCAGCCAGCCCGGCAGACCGCCCTTCCAGCACGGCAGCCACTGGAAGGACTCCTTCCGATTTGCCGTGGACGAGGAATCCCTGACCGCCTACGTCGGCCCCGTCCGCGGCCACCGCGGCATCGCGCCGATCCACGAGTTCGGCACGCCGGGCGTCGTCCGCTGGACGACCTACCGCTGGACCGGCTACCGCCAGAGCACGGCGGAACGGCACGAGAAGATTGTCAGCTTCCAGCGCAGACCGACCATGGGGCCCGCCCTAGAGCGGTCGCGGGACCGCCTGGCGGGCTTCTGGAAGAACGTGGTATCGTCATAGTCACTTTCCCCTTCCACCTAATCCATCCAACCAAGAGGGATAAAACCATGCCCAACTACAAGCACACAGGCTCCGTCGACAAGCTCAGCATCGGCACCACCGCCGGAGAGGCCGTCGGCTCCACCGGCACTCTCGTCACCGCCGTCAGCGACGTCAACATCAACTACCAGCGCGAGAAGATCGATGTCTCCGACCGTGGCTCCGGCGACTGGGGGTCGAACATCTCCGGAAGCAAGGAGTGCGAGCTCACCTTCACCTACTTCGACACCCAGGACGCCACCCACCGCGACGCCATTCTGGAGCGCCTGCTCTCCGCCTGGCATTCCGGCGCGCTGGTCCCGATGTCGGCGTGCTCGGTCAGCGGCCGCGGCATCGATGCGGACTGGACCATCAATGACGTCAAGGACGGCCAGCCCGTCAAGGACGCCGCCACCTACGAGTTCACCTGCTCGGTCTGCACCGACCTGCGCACTCCGACCGAGCTGACCGCCACCGGCACCTCCTCTTAGCCCGGACATCCACCGGCATGGCACGGCCAGGGGCGGGATTCCACTCCCGCCCCTTTTTTCGTGTCCCGCGATGTAAAATGCGCGATTGTACATTGACGGGATCCTGGGGCGACCCGCGCTTCGTCTTGTTCCCGCGCGCCGCCCCGCCCGTCGCTTTCCACCAACCAGGAACAGGACAGAAACAACAACAGGAACAGGACACGATGATCTGGAAAAACGCGAACGGCAGGCAATTCGACTGCGTAATCAACATCGCCTCAATGAAGCGGGTGAAGGAGGCGCTCCAGCTCAATCTGATGGAGTGCGTTTCGGGAGACCTCATGCAGAGGCTCTCCGAGGATCCGTGCCTGCTGGTGGACGTGCTCTACGTCCTCCACCGGCCGCAGTGCGAGATGATGGGGATTTCCGACGAGCAGTTCGGGGAGGGGCTTTTCGGCGACGCGCTGGACGCGGCGTCGAAGGCGTTCACCGACGCGCTGGTCGAGTTTTTCCCTACGAAGCAGGCCAGGCTGATGAGGCTGGCCATGGACCGGGCGGAGCGGGAGGCAGAGGAGGCGTTCCGCAAGGCGGAAGAGGCCATCGGAAGCGGCTCACCGCCGAAGATCTCTGGCGGCTCTGCTTCGAGTGCGCCGGAGTCTGCGGAGTAGAGCCGGACGGCCGGACGCTCCGCGAGCTGGTCTGGATGCGCGACGGGCGCGAGAGGACGGCGTGGGATCTGGCCAGCGTTGTCGCGGCCGCGGCGTACAACGCGAACCCGTTCCTGACGGAGAAGGCGAAGCCCTCCGACTTCAACGCGTTCGAGCAGTCGCGCCGGGAGCCGCCGCCGCTGGACACGGTCATCGGCCAGATGCACCGGGACGGATTTTTCGAGAAGAAATAGGAAGCAAGCAAGATGGCACTATCGTCAGGCAACGGGTCGTCGAGCGGCATCAAGGCAGGTTCCGCGTATGTCGCCCTCACCAGCGACACCTCGCAGTACGACACCGCGATGAATCGCGCGCAGCGCAGGCTCCGGCAGTTCCAGCAGAACGCCAATGGTCTGTCCGTCGGTCAGTCGTTCACCATGCTGGCCAACCGCCTGAACTCGTTCGGCGACAGCATGGGCAGGCTCGGCACCCGGATGGTCCTCCAGGCCACCGCGGCGATCGGCGCGCTGTCGCTGGGGGTGCGGCAGTTCATGCGCGAGGGCGACCGCCTGGACAAGATGGCGGCCAGGACCGGCGCGAGCGCGTCCTGGCTCTCGGCGATGGACTACGCCGCCCAGCGCAGCGGCGCCACGCTCGAGGACGTCGAGAAGGCCCTCCGGCAGATCGCGAAGACCAGCCATACCTCTGCCGGCAGGGACGCCCTGTACCAGCTCGGTCTGGACGCCAGGAACTTCCTGCGCTACCGGCCGCAGGCGCAGCTGGAGTCGGTCCTGTCGCGGCTCGCGCTGGTTCGGAATGCCGCCGAGCGGTCTAGGCTGGCGATGGAGCTCTTCGGCAGGACCGGCACCATGCTTGTGCCGCTCGCGGGGCATGTCGGCGAGCTGGTCAGCGAGGCCGAGCGCCTTGGCATCGTCTGGAGTTCCCAGGAGGTCAAGGACGCGGCCGCCGTCACCGATTCCTGGACGACGCTGTTGTTTGTCTTCCGCCGCGCGTCCGCGCTGATCGGCGGGGCGTTCGTCCCGACCATCAGGGACCTCACGCGATGGCTCTACAACAACGCCAGGACGGTCGCCGACTGGCTGAAGCGCAACCAGCACCTCGTCCGGCTGGTCGCCGGCCTGGCTTCGGCATGGCTGGCGCTCGGCGTTGCCGCCAAGGCCGCCGGCCTGGCGTTCAAGGCGCTGGCCACCCCGATACTGGCCGTCAACGCCGTGGTCGGGGGCGTGAAGTCGCTGGTCGGCTTCTTCAGGCTGCTGGGAGTCGCCGCGTCGGCGCTCTCGACCTCCTTCGCCGGCTTCGCCGCGACCGCCGCCGCTTCGCTGCCGGGCGTGCTCGCGCTGGCGCTGGCGGCGATGATGGCATGGGACGGCGTCGTCGCCTCGGCCAGGTCTGCCCAGGCCGCCATGGCGTCGGGGTGGAACAGGGTCGGAGAGACCGTGAGGAGCGCATTCGCGGCGGGGCTGCGGCTCCTGGCGTCCGGCGAATACCAGCGCGGCTTCGGCCTCATCGCCAAGTCGGCCAAACTGTCGTTCCGGGGCGTGTTCCGGGACTTCGCCGCAGGATGGTACGGGCTGGTCGCCGAAGTGCAGGAGGACTGGCTGCTGCTGTGCTACGCGTGCTACGAGGGATGGACGTGGTTCGTGGCGCAGGTGAAGCATTCTTGGAGCTGGTTCGCGGGAGACATGGAGAAAATCGGCGTCGCCATCGGCTACACCATCACCACCGCGCTTTCGGCCTCGTGGGTGTCCTTGAAAAACTTCTTCGGCTCCGTGGCCGGTCTGGCGAAGAAGTTCATTGCCGAGCTCGGGCTGTGGTTCACCGAGCTCGGCGAGAACGTCACCTACGGGTTCAAGGTCGCCTACTACTGGAGCAAGCGCATCCTGCCGGGATACGGCAAGGAAGACTACGAGCGCGACATGGCCGAGGCCGATGCAAAGCGCATCACGGCGATCGGCGAGGCCCGCGCAAAGGCGATGGCGGCGATCCGGGACGCGAGCGAGGAGTACGCGCCGGAGTCGTCGTTCGCCGAGGCATGGAAGGAGGGCTTGGACAAGCTCGAGCAGCGGCTCAAGGAGATTGGCCTCAACGACGAGAACATCGACGCCGAGCGGGACAACGCGCTCGCAGCCAAGGCGAAGGAGATCTGGGACAAGATCCAGAAGATCCGCGAACTGGAGAGGCAGAACATCGCCGGTCTTGATGTCCAGATTGAGGAGCTCAAGGCCGAGATCGCGGCAGGCACCGCCGCACTTGACGAGTACCTCCAGCCGCTCGACCAGTCTGCGACCACCGGCTACCTCCCAGACATTGCCGACGACGTAAGCCGCATCGCCGCGAACACCGAGCCCACCGCGGCCTTCAACGCCGACGCCATCGCCGCCCGCTGGCGGGGTGCCTTGGGCGTGGTGACGACGCCGTTTCAGCGGTTCGCGGCACAGCTCGAACAGATCAGGGGAGGAACTTTCGACTACTCTTCCGGGACTTCCGACCGCGACCGCATGGATCGTCTGAAGAAATCCATCGACAACTTCACGGAGAACATCAGGAGGCTCGAGACCGCGAAGGCGGACGGCATCGGCACCGGCCGCATCGAGAACGAACTCGCCGAGGTCATTCGCGGGCTTGCCGCCAATGGCCGGGACTTCCGCCAGTACGCCAACGCCATGCGGCAGAACCTCACCTTTGCCTAACAGAGGAGAACCAGCACAATGCCGGATCCAGTCGTGACCATCAGGCAACTCGCCGCCTGCAACAACCTCACCACCTCCGAATCGAACCAGATCGCCACCTCCTGCACCGCGGCGTACCGCGTGTCCTTCGGCGCGGCGGCGGACGAGAACGCCGCCGTCGCCGCGCTGAGGTCGTATCTAGAGGCCAACAACCTCCAGACGTTCCTCGGAATGCAGCTGGAGTCGCTGTCCGTTACCGACCGCTGGACGCCGACGAACTACCGCGTGGAGGCCCGCTACGAGTACAACATGAAGACCTTCCAGGACGACGACGACGAAGGCCAGGATCCCGACGAGGACAAGGACCCCCGGCCGAAGGACGTCAGCACGGCCAGCTTCAGTGCGACCGAGGCGACCAGGATGGTGGAGCTGAGCAGGGTCAGCTCCTACGGGAACATGTACACTTCGCCGCTGCTCGACCTCCAGCAGGGCAGCGACGGCACGCTCGAGGCGCACGGATGCCCGATACTGGTGCCGTCCGGCACCTACTCCTACACCCGGCATTACAAGTCGAGCGAGATGACCAAGGCGGTCCGCAAGCGCATCGCGGGCGTGCGCGGCAAGGTCAACAACGCCAGCTGGAAGGACTGGGAGAAGGGCAGCGTACTGTTCCTGGGCGAGACCCGCGAGCGCGACCGTTCGACCCGGTGGATCCGCGTGACCTACAATTTCCAGATTTCCTTCGGGGATAGCAGCATCCCCGTCGGACCGTACACCGTCAGTAAGGAGGGCTGGGAGGCCCTGACGGTGCGGCAGGTTCCTGTCGTGGTGACGTTGACGGGTGGCCAGAAGCTCAAGCAGATGGCGGTGGCGGGAGCCGCCGTGTCGCAAGTGTATAAATACGCCGACTTCGCCGATCTGCCGATTTAACTAGTCAACTAGGAGGAACGAGTCATGAAAAGGGTGTCGCCTGGAGAGCCGCTGAGGATTTCCGCGATGGACTGGAATCGCATCGCCGAGCTGGTCGATTCGGACGGAATGTCCCAGACGAGAAAGCCGTACCAGGGCAGCAATTCGCCGTGCATCGTGCTCGGCTGCAACCAGACGGGCAGTCGAATCGAGATGGGCATGACGCTCGTGTTGGAGGGTCTTCGGATCACTCCTGCCGAGAACGAGGAGGACTTCCTCTCCGGGAGCGTCTACGACCTTGTCTATTCCGGAAACGGCATTCTCGGGGTGGCATTGCAGCCAATTGAACCCGGAGAGATTGGCCCCGTGGTTATATCCGGGCATGTCCCGGTGCTGGTGAGCGTTTCGGACTCCAGTCATCTCTACGCCAACCCTGACGGGAACGGCTATCTGGTTTCCGCCGAGGACGGGGCAGTCAGGCTGAGCTACACCAACCAGTCCACGGGCCTGGTCTGGTGCAACGCGGTGCTGGGAGCTGGCGGCGGTGGTGGCGGCGAAGGCGGTATTTCCTCTGGCCAATACACCGGCCCATTTTCCATCAACGTCCTCGGCGACCTTCCGCAGTCCTCAATAAGAGTCTCTAGTGGCGAGGTGCATTGCGGTGCTTCGCGGCTTTCCGTGCCGCAGAGCACCTTCGCCGCATCAACGACAGGGATATTTTACATCAAGCTCACGGTGACGTGGACGGGCGCGGGCTACCACTCGTATTCCTACTCGGTTTCTCTGTCTGGGAGTTCCGTCGAGACCTTCTCGTTTACCTCTTGGGAGAAGGTGCTGGGGGTCGTCCAGGCATCCTCCGTGACGGACGCGACGACGGGCGAGAGCGCGGTCAAGTGGACGGCATTCTCGCAATGGTGGATGGGCGGAAACCTCGAGGTGCCGGGGAGGTGCGTCTGATGGCGGGATTCGAGGACTACGGCTGGCACGGCGGCGTGTCGCAGGGCGTCCCGGCGTGGAGCGCTGTGGAGGCACTCTACGCCGCCTACAACGAGCGGATTTCGCTCATCCTCGACAACACGAGGACATATCCGGGCTTCGTCGGATTCGATTTGGAGGACGAGGCCCCGGAGAGCCCGGGGATGGCCTTGGCATTGCTCTTCGGTCAGTTCTACATAAGAGTCGGCGTGGGATTTCGAGGGTCTCACAGGCCGTTCTTCGACCTGACGGCGAGGCGGATTTCCGACCCGACCGGCCTCTCGGAGAACTCCGGGGCAGAGGCGGTGCTGACAGAGGCGAGGACCGACCAGTCCTTCGCGAACCTCGACTGGCTCTGCGGAAAGATGGGCATCGCCACCCCGACGGGCAGCACGCTGCCCGCCGCCGAGGAAATCTTCCGCGAGGCGTTCTGGTTCCGGCCGCTTCACCACGCAGTGGACTTCCTCTACGACATGATAGGCGGCTGGACGATCCACTACGAGTACTGCAGCACCGCATCGGGGGCGTTCTCCGCGACGCTCGACGACCCGGCCACGAGGAGCCAGGCCTTCGAGGCCGCGCTGGCGGCGACCCCAGCCGAGGGGACCTACACGACCTACCGCGACACGAGCGTCACGTCCTCCTATACGCCTCTGAGCGGACGCACCCAGAAGTCCTCAACGACCTGGAAGACCTCGGCGTATCTTAATCTTCACACCGCGGTTTCGGGCATCGCGCCGAACCGGGTCGACGAGGTCATTTCGGACATCGAGGACTGCGCGGTGTCGGCGCTGATGATCGGCGACGGGACAAACAACTGGTCGGCGCTGGAGTCTCTCATGCCGGTCGGTGAGCTGGTCGCGCTGCCCTTCCCACAGTCGAGGGTGATTTCGATGACCCCGGCGACGGTGCCGCTTCCCGACGACATTGGCAGCGAGGATTCGACGGCGCAGGTGACCTTCTCGATAAGGAGTTCCAAGTATCCGATATGCGTCTATGACCTCTCGCCGAGGCTCCAGTTCAGGAAGGACGCGGAGTAGGACTTCGGCCAGGCGCTTGCCTGCACCGCCTAAAACGCGTGATTAAGATATGGTGGACATCCCGCTGTCCAATGCGAAGACAACCTGTCCTCATTATACGATTATGCCGACCACCAACACCTACGAGATTTCCCTCCGGCTGCTGAAGAACACTCCATTTGCCGTGACAGTCAGCGCGGACAACCGCCGCCAGGAGAAGCCGCCAGTGCTTGCGCGCGGCGTGCCCGCAATCTTGCGAATCCGGCTCTTCGAGGCTGGCAGCTCCAGCGCAAGCGGCCTCATCCCCGCCACAGACCTCAAGGCGCTTTACAACAGCATTAACCTCGTGGTCGCGCAGGACTTCGACGAGGCCACCACGCCGCTGGTGGTGGCCGATCCGACCGCGCCCTACATCGACGAGGACGCGGACTGCATCGTGGTGCCCATGAGCCACATGCAGACCGAGGAGCTGGCGGCCGCCATCGGCACGCGCCCGTCCATCGAGTGCGGCGCGGAATTGCAGCTCTACAACACCGCCGCCATCGACCTGCCCACGAAGCTCATCCAGTTCCCCTGCGCCATCCAGAACCGCTTGGGGTTCGAGGGCGAGACGGAGCCTAGTCCGGTGGTGTCCACCCTCTGCCGCGAATACGCCGAGGCCGCAGCGGCGTCCGCGACGCGGGCGGAGTCTGCCGCCTCCACGGTGGACGGCGTGGTGACTGCCGCAGAGGCCGCGAGGGACGCGGCCCAGGCCGCCGCGACATCCGCGCAGAGCTCCTCAGGTTCGGCGGCATCATCCGCGACCGCCGCCGCCGCCAGCGCGAACCGCGCCCAGTCCGCCAAGACCGCTGCGGAAACCGCGCAGGCCGCCGCATCCGCATCGGCCACCGCCGCAGCCGCTTCCGAGGCCGCGTCGCAGCGGGCGTATGAATATATCAGCGACAACACGCAGTGGCTCGACCTCTACATCAATGAGGACGATCAGCTGATACTGCAGCAAATTGACGGCACCTTCGACCTCGACGTGAATGCCGATGGCGAACTCGTAATAACCTTCGAAACAGCAGCTTAGCAGGAGATACAGACACCATGGCAACCATTACAAAGAATTTCGGCGCAATCACCGCCTACGGCCTCGTCAAGGAAGCCGGTTACACCGGCACCAAAGAGCAGTTCCAGGCGGGATTGATTGAGAGCGCCACCGCCGCCGCGACCGCCACGCAGAAGGCGCAGGAAGCCGCAGAGTCCGCGACCGCCGCCGCCACCGCGAAGACGGCATCAGAGGACGCGCAGTCGGCATCGGAGAGCGCCAGGGACGACGCGCTCTCCTACCGCGACCAGACCCAGGCGCTGCATGACAGCATCCTCCAGGTCATCCAGATACCCGTGGGGCACGCATATAATGTTGGTATTCACGAGCACAACAACGTCGTGCAGATTACCTGGAGCGACCCGGTGGACAACGTTACCGCCGACGGTGCGACCCTCGCCTACTGGGGCAAGACGCGCCTCATCTACAAGATGGGCGGCTTCCCCGAGAACCAGGATGACGGCACGGTGCTGGTGGACAACACGGTGCGCAACGCCTACCACGACACGCCCTTCGAGTTTGACATGGGCGTGCTGTCGGACTATTATTTCGCCCTCTTCACCTGCACTACCGGCGGCGTGTGGAACACCAGCGACTCCGCTCCGCGCTTCGAGCTGGACCACGTGTCGTTCGCGACCATCCGGCAGCTGCTGCGTTCGAACATCCCGCTCTCGACCATCGGGCTGTCCGTCGGCGGCGTAGTGAACATCCAGACCTCCTCGCGCTTCCCGAACCTGCGCTGGCGGCTGGTGGACGAGAACTACCACGGCTGCGAGCTGTACGACAGCACCCGGACGAAGGCCGCGATCTTCATTCCGCAGTATCTCCTCGCGGAGGGCGACAGCGAGAACGCCATCATGTCCCAGTTCGACGCGCCGGAGCTCGCCTACGCCGTCACCGACGACGAGTATTTCCTTAGTGGCAAGGTGTACTACACCCTCGTCAATGCCGACTACGTGGCGCTGGCCGAGGGCACGGACTGGAACGCGGGCGACTCCGTCGCGGACTGGACGGCGCAGCATTCCGCCGACGTGTATTCACACAACAATGCGCAGCGCATTTCGAATGGAAACAACAACTGGAAGGACAGCAACCGCCGCCAGTGGCTCCATTCCCGCGGCGTGGACTGGTTCGAAAAGCAGAACATCTACGACAAGCTGAGCAGCTACGCCGACTACCACTCCGGCTTCCTCACCGGCTTCGACCCCGGCTTCCTGGAGCTGGTCATGCCGGTGTACAACAAGACGGCGAGAAACACCATCGCCGTCACGGCGGGGGGCTACGGCGGCGGCACGGACGTGACGCTGGACACCTTCTGGCTGCCCTCCATCAAGGAGGTGTTCGGCACCAACAACAACGGCATCGCCGAAGGCGCCCAGTTCGACTACTTCCAGAACATCGCGGTATCGAACGAGGACAGGATACAATACGACGAAGGAGGTACTCCCCGCGTCGTGTGTTTGCGCTCCGCGCTCACCGGCCTCACGAACCTCGTGTACAGCATCCTCGCGAGCGGAGCGAGCAGCAACGGCATCGCGAACAACGCGTACGCGGTCCTGCCCGCCATGTGCATCGCGTAATCCTCCAATCTGGAATCGCCGCCGCGTCCAGCGGCGGCGAGTTCATCGACCGACGAAAAAACAATGAAAGACATTTCCGACTATCTCCAGTTCGAAGGCGTCGGCGGCCCGCCCAAGCGCAGCATCAAATCCGTCTTGAACCTCCCCGCTGTGGTGAAGGGCTGGAAGCTCATGGAGAGCAAGTTTCGCGATGGAAATCCGTCCGGGCATTTCGTCCAGCTGCTCATGGGCATCGACGGCAAGGACTTCCTGGTGAACACCGGGTCGGAAATCATCATGGAACAGCTGGCTGCGGTCAGGGCGGCGCAGGAGCGGTCGGGCGAGGGCGAGACGGCCTTCACCTGCGTGGTGCGCCGCTCCGGGCGCGGCGTGAAGCTGTTCCCTGAAAGGAGCGAGAATGTCGGTCAGGAAAAGCGAGAGGAAGCCTAGCAAGATGGAGGTCCAGACCAGGGCATATGAGCTTGCGGCATACACCATCCGCACCGCCGGGAGCGAGAAGGTTGTCCCCAAGCATCACCGCTGGGCAATCGGCAACCGCCTCGTTCAGCTTGCGCTCGACCTCGCGCAGCACATCGATTTTGCGAACACGCTCAGCCTCGACGAGTCAGCCGAGCGCGAGCGTCGTTCCCTGGAGCAGCGCATCGCCCTCGCGGCGTCTTTCGCGCTGCTCACCGCAATCCACACGGCCCACGCGCTTGCGCATTTCGACGCCGACAAGCTGGCGCACTGGGTCGGACTGGTCCTGGAGGTCCAGAGGCTCCTGAAGGGCTGGCGCGACAGCGACCGCCGCAGGTCGCGGGACCTCCCTGATGGGCATCCGCTGTAACTCCCCGCGTCGTGTTTTTGCGCTCCGCGAACACCGGCAACACGAACAACGTGTACAACATCAACGCGAGCGGAGCGAGCAACAACAACAACGCGAACAACGCGTACGCGGTCCTGCCCGACAATGCAACATCACAGCGGCGCATGGAGTAAGCGCAGTCGGCTGCGCCGAAACCGCCTCGATGCACTGGGAGCGGATGGCCATGCCGCGCAAGCGGCGAACCCAAGCCCGCGATGCCATCGCCCCACGGGGCGGCATGGCTGCACACGCGGGCGTCCTCTTCGAACCGACACGATGCCAACGACAATCACATTCGAGAGCCTGATGCAAGCCGCCCGCGAGTGCGCCAGGGGCGTGCGGTGGAAGGATTCCATCGCGGCCTGGACGCATCCGCGCAACCTCGCGGCCAACTGCTTGAAGCTCTGGCGCGAACTGGACGCCGGAACCTACCGGCTTGGCGGCTACGTGGTCTTCGACGTGGTGGAGCCGAAGCGCCGGACCATCCGCTCGCCGAAGTTCCGCGACCGCGTGGTGCAGTGCGCCATGTGCGACACCGGCCTCTACGACGACCTCACCCGCTCCAACATCCACGACAACGCCGCCTGCCAAATCGGCAAGGGCACGGCGTTCGCTATGGACCGGCTGTCCTGCCACCTCCAGCGCTTCTGGAGGCGTCACGGCACGGACGGCTGGGTGCTGCGGCTGGACATCCGCAAGTTCTTCGATTCCATCCCACACGCGCAGCTCAAGCAGATGGTCGCCAACAAGGTGTGCAATCCGGAGTACCGGGGCTACGTGCTGGAGATAATCGACAGCTTCGACGACCCCGGCATCGGACTGGGCAGCCAGATTTCGCAACTGTTGGCCATCGCCTACCTCTCCGGCCTCGACCACCTCGCCAAGGAGCGCCTGGGCATCCGGCACTACGTGCGCTACAGCGACGACATCGTGATGGTGCACGAGAGCCGCGAGCACCTTGCGCGGGTCTGGAAGCTCTTCCGCGACGGCCTGGCCGCGCTGGGGCTTTCCCTCAACCCAAAGTCCACGCTCTACCCGCTCCGGCATGGAGTGGACTTCCTCAAGTTCAAGTTCCGCCTCACGGCGACCGGCAAGGTTGTCCGCATACTCAACAGGAGAAGCCCCCGCAGGATACTGAAGCGCCTGAAGGGGTTACTCCGCAAGTTCCGGGAAGGCTCCCGGAGCTGGGACGATGTCCTCAACTGCTTCAACTCCTGGAAGGCGCACGCCGAACAGGGCAATTCCAGCAACAAGATAAGGAGAATACAGCAATGGCTAACGCAGCAATCATGACGCCCGCGCAGGTCGCGCGGGACAAGGCGGAGAAGGTCGCCAACGCAAAGGCGGCGGTCTCCCTGGCCGACTACAACCGCACACTGGAGGCGTATCTTCTGGAGGTCCGCTCGGCGCGCGGCTACACCGACCGCGACCCAAGCGAATACTACAACTCCGGAGTTGAGCGCTGGGCGCAGGACGCCCGCGACTGGGTGCTCTTCCGGGACCGCGTGATGGTGTACGGCCTCCAGGTTCTCACGCAGTACGAGCAGTCCGGCGAGGCTCCATGCACCATCGAAGAGTTCGCCGAGGAACTGCGAAAAATTGAAATCCACTGGACTTTCCAGCAGCCGCAATAAAACAAGGAGATACTACAATGTCACTCAAGTGGTTGTATCACAACAAGACCAAGAACGAGACGGCCGCCGCGCTCCAGGCCGCAGTGGCGAACGGGCGGGGATTGCTCGCCGTAATTTGCAAGCCCGGCTGCGCCATCTGCGAGGCGGGCTGGAAGAAGCTGAACACCTCCGCGCTAACCAAGTTCCTGGAGGACAACAGCATCGTCGGCCTCAAGGTCGAGGACAGCGCAAGTCACTGCATGGCGCTCACTTCCCAGGCGAAGCTCTGGCGCAACCCGGACGGCTCCAAGACCTCCGACACGCTGCCCATCCTGGCGTTCTTCAAGCCGCGTGCGCGCGCCATGAATGACGGCCTCAGCCTGGCCAAGTCCGGCGGTGACGTGGACACCTGGTTCTGCGGCTCCACGCCGAAGTATGTGCCCACCTACGCCGGAGCAACCGTTGCGAAGTGGTTGCAGGCCATCATGGCCACCGACGCATACAACGGCACCGTCGCCAGCCAGCCTGCCCAGCCGACGCGCTACGCCGTGTCCGTCACCGCAGTCTTCAGCGCGACATTCGACAGCAAATCGGAAGCGGAAAACGCCGCGAAACTCTTCGAAGTCAAGCCGCACGGCGGCTGGGACATCCACGCCGGACAGCCGCAGGTCGAGCCGGTCAAGTAGCGCAGGAGGGCAGAACGATGCTAACTAGGGATACCGCGATACAGCTCATGGCTGAGGCGGCCACCCTGCCGCACGGCAACTACGTCCGCGTCCTCTCCGTAGAGACCGTTATGGAGAAGTGTAACGGGGTGGGGACGGAGTGGATGGAGCACGTCCACCTCTGCGGCGGGCGCGAGACCATGCTCCAGCTGGCCAACCGTGTGTACGGCTGGGCGATACCCGCCAGCGTCCGCCACGACGTGCGCTACGCCGTCGGCGGCACATCCGACATGCGGCGCAACGACGACAAGTGCTTCTACGAGGATTGCATTTACCTCGCCAACCGCTCGCCGTGGTGGTCGCCGATGCGCTACCTGCGCCGGAGACAGGCAAAGCGCATGTATGTGCTGCTCAGGGCGTTCGGCTGGCTGGCCTACAACTTCGACAACATCGAGGACCGCGAGGACGAGGAGTGGGTTGCCGACGAGCGCGCGGGAATTGCCAACGCCACCTGTGACCTGCTGCCAGCCACCGAACCGCAGGAGGGCGCGAAATGACCCACGACGAACTCGCCACCCAGAAGATGTTCACCAGCATCGAGGGCAAGCTTGGGCGCATCGAGGCGCTGCTGGAGACAGACCACAAGGCCATTCATGGCAATGGCCAGCCCGGCCTCATCGAGCGCGTCTCGAAGCTCGAAACCAAGGTCGGCATCATCGCGGCGGGGGCCGGAATCCTCTGCTCGGTGGTTGCCGAAGTCATCAAGTACTTCTTTTTCAGATAATAGGAGATTAAACAACAATGAAAAAGCAAACCCTCGAAAACATCATTGCAGTAATCTGCACCATCTGCACCATCCTCTTCCTCGCCGCGCTGTGCAGTTGCGCGAACCTCCAGCCGCTGACCCGGAGCCACATCACCACCACGCGCTATGATGCCGAAGGTCGCGTGACCGAGACCGTCGTGGAGGAGAAGAGCGAAGCGCTGGCGAAGAGCTGGATCGAGGCGACCAAGGGTTGCGACGTTGTGATAGCGGAGTCAGGCTGGGGCGTCAAGCTTGCCGTCGAGCCGCAGGCCACCAGCGGGATGCTGCCCGGCATGGGGGTCAAGGCTGGCAAGCTGGACATGGTGTATCAGCGTCACGCCTCGCCGCAGCCATCCGCAGAGGCGGCGAACCTGGCGGCAAACAAGGGCGAGTTCAGCGTGGGCGCCACCGGCGTGACCGTCGGGACCGCAAAGGCAAAGGCCGCTGACGGTTCCGACCGGGAGGATGCCACCGCCAAGGTCATCCAGGCGCAGCTCTCCGCCGCCGCAAAGGCCCTTGCCGCAAAGGCCAAGGCGACCGACGGCGAAGCTTCCAGCGACCCGGACGTGGAGTATCCGGAAAACAACGGCCTCCACGGTCCGGATGTCTCTGCCGGGGACTACGAGTGCGAATCCTGCGAACCCGCCGTGCCCGACGCCGAATAAGCAGAAAAACTGTTTATCTCCCCATTTCCCCTCTCCGGCGGTCCCACATCGTTGTGGACCGGGAAAAGACAGTCGCCTGGGAGGGGAGTTCCATTCCAAGCATCCCCGCGAAAGCGGCCCAAGGCGGACTTCGGTCCGTCTTTTTTTTGTGCCTTGATTTAAAAAATCGAAAAATTTTCAAAAAAATCAAGAAACTGGCTTGCGAAACCTAATAGTTAGGTTATAGTATGTCAAACGCCCAAATGAAAACGGCGAAAATCAACAACCCCAACCAAGGAGCAAAAATGAAGTACATCACAGAGGATTACGAGACTGGAACCACCATCGACGAGTTCCAGACGCGAGAAGAGGCCCTTGAGGCCATAATGAAATACGAACAAGCCGACAAGGACGACGAGACCTACACCGATGGCTTCTACGCGATACGACACGGTGACAATGTCGAACGTGTGTACGATGCAGACCTTGAGCTGGCTTCAATCAAAGTCCATCGCGCCATGGGGCTTGCCAAGTCGGCTCGCAAAGCGGCGTCCAGCCGCGCCAACGGCGCGAAGGGAGGCCGCCCGCGCAAGCGCGCCGCCAAATAGCCTCGGCATCCATCCCGTCCCCTCCCGCCGATCCATGATGGTCGGCGGAATTTTTTTTGCCCGCCGGGGGTCACCCCAGGTCCGGGAACTTTGCCAGCGCCGCCCGCTTGAGCCGCATGTCCTCCACCCGCGCGTAGATTCTCGTGACCATCGGCGACGTATGGCCCAGCCACGACTGGATTACCGCCAGCGGCACGCCCGCCTCCGCGCAGATGCTGGCGAAGGTCGTCCGCAGGCAGTGCGCGCAGAACTGCCCCGGCTCGCCCGCGATTCCCGCCCGCGAGAACAGCCGCCGGAAGCGGACGGTCAGCACGCCCGGCGCATGGAGATATTTCGCCGCCAGCGACGGGAAGAGCATCGCGCGCCCGGACGCGACCGCCTCCCGCGCGTCCGCGTGAAGGGCGGGATGGATCGGGAACTCCACCCGCCGGGAAGTCTTGGCCATCGTCCGGGAGACCGTCATCGCCTCCGCGTCGATGTCCGCCGTCGCCAGCGTCGCGCAGTCGCCCATCCGCAGCCCCGTGTAGAGCATCCACCGCACCAGCCGCGCGAACTCCGCGCCGTCCGACTTGCTCTGCGGCCGCGCCGCGCCCGCGTCGGCCTCCGCCAGCAGCGCGGCGACCTGCTCCCGCGTCAGCGGCTCCCGGTGCGTCGTCTCCGACGGTGGCCTGCGCGGCTTCGGCGGCCACAGCTCCGGCGGGGCGCCCAGGCGCACGCACACCGCCCTGGCATACTGGTGCATCACTTGGGCGAAGCGCGGCGGATGCGCCGCCAGGATTTTCTCGACCATCGGGCGCGTCAGGTCGCCCACCGTCTCCGCGCCGGCCGCCGACGCGTCGCGGGCGAAGCACTCCCACGCCTCCTGCGCGCGGCGCAGCGTCCCCTCCTTCGCGTCCCCGCGGGACCCACGGTAGTCGGCGCGCCGCCACGCGTCCCGGAGAGGGACCGCCCCCGCGCGGACCTCCCTCGCCTCCCGCCGCAGCCGCCTCGCCTTCTCCACCAGCCCCGAAAGCATGTCCCCCTCCCGGTCCATCACCGCCGGCACCACCAGCGACGACGCCCTCTGCAGCGCCTCGTTGTAGTCCGTGCAGCCCGTCGAAAGCCGCACCTGCCGCTTCCCGTCCCACTTCTTCACCCACCACACATTGCCCCGCCTGTACAGGCTCATGACTCCTCCTTCCCCGTCCACGCCGGGATTGCACCAAAAAAAAACATTCCCGGCACATGTTCTTCCCGCACCCACGGGGACTGTGCCCAAAATTGTGCCCAAACGCCAACACGCTCACTAGGTGAAACAAGGCACAACAAATAATATAATCTTCCAAAAACCGATTGCCACTAGGAAAGTCATAACTTACTAGCAATAATTAAGAAATAACTTGGTAGTCCGAGCGAGGATCGAACTCGCGACTTCCTGCTTAGAAGAAATGCAATTCCCTGCGTGAATATGAGGCAGTGTGCCCAATAATGTGCCCAAACAGGCGACATCATAAAACGGAATGCAACAGCATGGCGATGGGCTGGATACGCGGCATAATATAGCACGCCGGAACGAAAACGCCCGGCGCGGGGCCGGGCGGCGGCGAAGCGCTCTCCTACGCCGAGAGCGCAGCCGAGACCAGGGCCTCGGCGAGCCGGGGGCAGACGGCGTTGCCGATCTGCCGGATCTGCTCGGTCTTGGTGCCGCTGAAGCGGTAGGTGGAGGGGAAGGACATCGCGGCGGCACGCCAGTGGTTGATTCCGACCAGCGAGCACTCGTCGCCCGCCTTGCGGAAGGCCTCGATCATGCCGGTGGAGGTCCCTCCTCCACCGCAGAACAAATCGACGCAGCGGAAGCGGCTCATTGGGCATTCCCTCCGCTGTATTCCAGCACAAACCTAAACGCGTCTTCTCCATATTGCTTAACAATAAGCTCTTTCAGCGTCAAATCAGTCTCCATGTACTCTTTATGTCTCATTTCCATCACCTCCACTAATTTCGATATTGACAGCGGTGGATTGTTCAACAGCAGAACCCACTGCGGATTCTCCATTATCTCCAGTCCGTCCATCCCAAGAAACTGCTTGCACTTCTGCCTCGTCTGGATGCAGTCCCATCCCGTCCATCGCCTCTTGCTCATACGTGTGAACTCCTGCCTTGTGAAATCTATGTCCAGAACACCTGGCGTTGGAAACAACTTCTCCATCGGCATTTAACCATTTATTGTCCACGATGCGCCAGCCATGGAATGTCAAGAAACGATACACTGTGACTTTGTGACATTTCAGCCGCTTTGCTATTTTCGATATTGTGAAACCTAACCTCAGGCAGCTTTCGATGTCCACAAGTTTTGCCTTGTCAATCTTGTAGGAACCTGAAGTCTTTCCCCGTGGGCGTCCAAGCGTCTTGCCGTTCGCCACCGCCCGCCTGAGCCCCTCCTTCGTGCGCTGGCGGAGCAGGTCGCGCTCTATCTCGGCGGCCAGCCCCATGACGGTGACAAGCACCTTGCTCTGGATGGTGTCCTCCAGCACGTAGCGGTCTTTCACAGTGTATATCTTGACGCCCTTCTCGGAACACAGCTTGATTACGTCGAGTATTATCACCAGCTTGCGCCCGATGCGGGAAATCTCGGAGAACACCAGGTGGTCGCCGCTCTGGCACCGCTTCAGGAGCCCGCCCAGTTTGCGCTTGGACGGGTCCTTCGCCCCTGAAACGCCCTCGTCCCTAATCCAGTCGTCAATCTCCCAGCCCTTCTTCTGGCAGAACTCCTCGATGCCGATTTTCTGCGTGTCAACGTCCTGCGTGTCGGTGGACACGCGCAAATAGCAGTATGTGCTCATCCCAGCACCTCCCCCCGCACCTCGTCGGGCAATTGTGTTATGTTCTCCACACGCGCCTCCAGGTCGTCGCCGAATGCGCAGATTGTTCTGCACAGGATGTCAAGTTTGTCAATTCTCATACATCCTCCTTCCGCTCAAAGCGGTCGCAGATGTTGTGCTCACTATGGCCTGATATTTCGTTTTTGTATCCGGCATACTCCGGTTCTTGGTAATGCCAGATATTCAATGGATGCTTGCACTCGGCGTCCTCGTACTCTCGCGAGAACCACTTGCAGTTTCCGCAGCACGGCGCGTCGATGGTGCGGAAGTTGATTGCCTTCTCAAGTTCTTCCCTGGTCATTCATTCTCCTTTGCCGCCAGGAACAGCGGCAGATCGTTGGTTTTGGTTTCAATTGGAGCCCTAGAGTTCCAGAGTTCGATGGCAGCCGCCGTCAGCGCGTCCGCACCTTCTGGGGACAGGACGCAATTGCGGTAGTCGTATTCGCGGCTCTTGCAGTCCGGGCCTTCCGCTCCGCAGGTCAAGCAGCGGATATTGACAATTACCTTCCCGGAGCCTTCGTTCCTCACGGAGTGCTGTCCGACCTTGATTCTGTTCCCGCCGCAGAACGGGCAGGGAAGCGGAATGAGTTCATTGGTCATTTGGTGGCCTCCCCCCGCGCCTTGGCGAGCAGCATCCGGATGTCATTCGCGGCGTTGTCATTCAGCGAGATGGTCCCGTCTGTCTCAAGGTCGTTGAGGATGTTGTTGAGCAGCGCGTACATCTCCGGCGCGGCGGCTATCAGCGCCGCGTTGGCGGAGGCATCGTCGAAGTTGCAGTTTGGCCGCGCTATCACGCGGTCGCACTTCGCGCCTCGGATGGCCCAGTCGTCCTCGAAGGCGCTTCTGCGCCACGGCCCCGGCGTGAATTTCGAATTGGCGTTTTCCTTGTTTTCCATTATCAAGTCGAAGCCGCCCTTTTCCATCGCGTACTTGGCAAAGGTTTCTCGGTCCCTGTCCCGAACCACGAAAAAGAAGTCTTGCGCACCCAGTTCGGCGCAGGTGCGCAAGGCATCTTCCAGCCCCTCGATTTCGCCGTTGAAAAAGACTATACAGTTTGGCTTGAGTTTTTCCATTCTACTTATCTCCTTGGTTGTTTGTTACTGTTTCTTGTAGGCGGGCTTCGCCCACAGGATCACCACTACCGGCGCGGAGGCGTCGCCGCTCCGAAGCCGTCCGGAGAGGTCCGCCAGAAACCGCTTCATTAGGCGCTTCCAGCTCATTCGCAGTCCTCCTCCTCGGCCGGATAGACCTCGGACTCCGGAACCGGCTCCCACTGGTTGGACACGGCCGCGAAGTCATGCACGGCGGCGTAGTACTCCTCCCTGGTGTCGAGGTCCCGGAGCACCAGGCCGCCGTCGTCGGTGTAGTATTCCAGGAAGAAGACACGCGCGACGTCGCCACTGGGGCGCAGATACGTGCCGGGGACGAACATGCGGACCAGCAGCTTGTCCAGGTCGGCGTCCGGGAGCGGGTCGTTCTCCCCGGACATCCTCTCCAGCCCGTCCGGCGGAGGCTCCGGCGAGGCCGCGCGCTCCTCGATGCGCTTCCGGAGCGAGAGGAGCCGGGTCTGCGCAATAAAGAGCTTGTACTCGGCGCGGAAGGAGCCTCTCCGGACCTCCTGGATTTGCTCGGCGATGTCGTTGATGGCGGCGATCCATTTCTCCAGGTCGGAGACGGCGGCCACGTGGTGGCCGGAGACGATGTGTTTGTGTGCCTTCATTTCGCTTTCCTCTTGTCTTGGTTGTTTTTCGGTCATTTTTGCGGATTTTTCGCGGTTTCTTGCGGGTTTTTGCGGTTTTTTGCGGTTTTTTGCGGGGTTTCTTCGGTTTCGATGTGGAACTGGACCATCTCGGCGCCGCTCCACTCCCACTTGATCGTCCGGGCATCGAAGATGAGCTTGTCCTCGGCGACGATTCCGGCGGACACGAGCGCGTCGGTGAAGACCTTGGCGAGATTGTCGTAGTCCGGGCGGGTGGTCTTTGGGCGGCCCGCCGCGCCCGCCTTGTCATTGTGGTAGAGCAGGCAGGCATAGACGGTGACCGGTCCGGAGAGCGGCTTCTCCGGCCTGTGCCGCTCGAAGAGTGCCTGCCATGCGGCGGCGGCCTTGCGGTGGGAGGGCGATTTCCATGTGCGGCCGTTCGCGCCGTGGCCGCGCGTCTGCGCGGTCCCGGAGGGGATGTCGAATTTTTCAGTGAAGTCAATAGTCATCGGGATTCGGGGGCTTGGGCTGGTTCCAGTGGATGGTGTCGCCGTCGATGGAGACCTTCTCTCCGAGTGCCTTGTGGGCCCAGGCGATGACGGTGGACGGCTTGAGGTTGTGGCGGTTGGCGTATTCGGAGATCTTCACGTCGCGGGACTGGACCTCGAAGTTGAGGTCTTCGTGCCAATTGACCTTCTTCGCGGCGGGCTTCCTCTGGCGGCGCGGGGGCTGCTCCCCCGGCGCGAGCACGTCGTCCAGCAGCCCGTCCTCGTCGAGGACGAAGCGCGGCCAGCGGTAGTATCCCCGGCGCGGCGGGAAGCCGGGGAACTCGCGGAGGATGCCCTCCAGCCGCCACGCCTTGGCGCCGGCGGCCTCGTCCGCGGCATGGGCGGCGATCTCGGCGGCGCGGTCTCCGAGGACGGAGGCGGCCCAGGTGGCCAGCTTCGCGGCCACGAGCGCGTCGTCCTGCGGCACGAGCTGCCGCCAGGTCGGCTCGGCGCGGTCGAGCTCGGCGGCGAGGGCGTCGCACGCCCAGCGGTTGGCCAGGGTGGCGCGGCGGTCGTCGTCGAGGGGGAGCTGGATGAGGTCGAGCAGCGCGTCGGGGTCGCGCGCGAAGACTCCGGAGCCGGAGGCGCGGTCCCAGGCGTTCTTCTGGCCCTGCTCGCCCTTGGAATGGTGGTGGCTGTAGATCACGCACGCGCCGGTCTCGGCGGCGATGCGGTCGAACCAGTTGCAGAAGCTGGCCATCTCGGCGGCGGCGTTCTCGTCGCCGGTGATGACCTTGTAGATGGGGTCGATGATGATGGCGAGGTAGCCGCCCTCGCGGCAGCGGCGGACGATCTTGGGCGCGAGCAGGTTCATCGGCGTGGCGCGTCCGCGCAGGTTCCAGATCTCGACGGAGCCGCGCGGCGGGCGGACGCCGAAGGAGCCGAGGCGGGCGGCGGCGGACGGGTCGTCAACCTCCAGGTTCACGTAGAGCACGCGCCCCTTGCGGCACTTCCATCCGAGGAAGGAGCCGCCGGTGGCGATGGCCAGCGCCAGCTGCATGAACAGGAAGGACTTGCCGAACTTCGACGGCGCGGTGAGCAGGAGCTTGTGGCGGCGGCGCAGCACGCCGTCGATCACGCACTCGGCCAGTGGTGGCGGGTTGTCCAGGAGGTCGGCGGCGTCCTGGAAGGGCGGCAGGTCGTCGTCCTCCTCGGCGAGGTAGTCCACCCATTCCTGCCAGGAGCGGCAGCCGCAGTCGGCGTCGATGAGCCACTGGGCGCGGTCGCCGCGCCACACCCCGGCGACGCGGGAGTAGCGCGAGGGGTTGCGGTTCGCGTGGTCGAGCTGCAGCCCGGCGGCGGAGCAGGTCTTGGTGAGGAACTCGAAGCGCTCGTAGTACTCGCGGATGTCGCGCGCGTCGATGCGCACGATGGCGTGGACCGACTTGCCGCCGGAGTGGACGATGGCGGCGCAGGGCATCCGGAGCCGCCGGATGATCTCCAGCTGGCGGGCGGGGGGCAGGGTGTCGGACTCCACCAGGCAGTTCCGGTAGCACGCCACCGAGGAGTCCTTCCCGAGGGAGTCGCCGACGGGGTTCACGCGGACCCAGGCGCCGGCCTGGCGCTCGTAGTCGCCGAAGGCGAAGGTGAAGGGCTCCTTCGCGCCGGCGTGCTGGCGGAGCGCCCAGACGAGCTCCTCGCGGGTGCGGTCGGCGCGGCCCTTGCCGCGCGGCTTCCACTTGCCGCCCTCCTGGAAGGCCTCCACGCAGACGCAGGGGCGCTCGTCGGGGCGGAAGACGGCGCACAGGTAGCGCCGCAGGTCCTCCACGGGGTCCCAGTCCGGGGGGACGGCGGGCAGCTCGCCGGTCTCGCCGTCGAGCTGGACTCCCGCGAGTCGGGAGACGGTGGCGGCGGCGGGGATGGGGTCGTTCCAGCCGTAGCCCTGGGGTGCCGTCCCGGCGGGGCGGGCGGGCGCGGCGGTGGCGCGCGCCTTGGCCACGGCCTCGCGGATCTCCTTGTCGGATACCTTGCGGGTCCCGGCGGGGATGTTCGCGCGGAGGTCGCGCGCGATGGCGTCGTCGTCGAGGCCGGCCAGCACGCCGAGGTTGGCGACGCCGAGCAGGGCGGGGTGGCAGCCGGAGCCCGGCGCCGGGATGGACTTGAGCGCTTCCTCGTAGGTCATTTCTTCTCGGCGGGCTGGGGTTCGACCGTGGCGGGCACGACGCCGTAGGGCACGCGCCAGCCGCTGGCGGCGATGCGGTCAACCATCTTCCGGGCCTGCTCGAACGGCCACTCGCCGACGCGCCGGAAGCCCATGCGCTCCAGCAGGCGGATCTGCTTCGGGGTGGAGAGCCCGGCGGAGCGGCGCTCGTGGATGGCGGCCAGCAGCCGCGCGGCCTCCCAGTAGGAGCCCACGCCGCCGGGGTTGATGCCGGCGTTCTCCAGCGCCTTGGCCTGGGCGTCGGAGACGGGCCGCTCGCCGGCCAGGTCGCGGCGGTCCCAGGTGCCGTCCCCGATGCCGGCGGAGGCGGTGAACTGCAGGGGATCCACGAGGCGCTCGCGCTTGTGGCGCTGGGCCTCCAGCTCCTTGCGGAGGGCCTCCTCGCGCTCCTGGACGGCGGTCTTCTCGGCGGCGTCGGCCTCGCCGAAGAGGTCCGCCGCGCCGGAGGTGGTGGCCTCGGCCATGATCTCGGCGATGCGCTCCTGCAGCTCCGGGTTGTCGGAGACCAGGTGGGCGGGACGGCAGAGGTCGTGGCGCTCGCTCATCCAGAGGAAGTCCAGCAGCAGCAGGTTCGCCTTGCCCTCGGAGAGGCGGGTGCCGCGCCCAACCATCTGGGCGTAGAGCGCGCGGACCTTGGTGGGGCGCAGCACGCACACGCAGTCGGCGGAGGGCTCGTCCCACCCCTCGGTGAGAAGCATCGAGTTGCAGAGCACGGCTCCGGGCCCGGCGGAGTGGAACCACGCCAGCGTCTCGGCGCGGTCCTCGGATTCGCCGTTGACCTCGCGGGCCTCCAGGCCGCGCTGAAGCAGGAGGTCGCGGAAGCGCCGGCTGGTCTCGATGAGCGGCAGGAAGCACACCGTCTTGCGCAGCGCGGCGCGGGAAGCCAGGGCGTCGGCGATCTCGGAGAGGTAGGGCTCGATGGCGTGGGAGCACTCGGCGGCGGTATAGTCGCCGCCACCGGAGTGGCGCACGTCCAGCCGCAGGGGGATGGTGGCGGCCGCGATGGGGCACAGCCAGCCCTCGGCGACCGCGCGGCGCAGCGGCATCTCGTAGGCCAGCGTCTCGAAGAGGCTCCCCAGCTCGCGGCGGTCGCCGCGGTCGGCGGTGGCGGTCACGCCCAGCACCCGCGCGTCCGGGAAATGGTCCAGCACGCGGAGGTAGGTCTGGGCGAGGGCGTGGTGCGCCTCGTCGATGACGATGTGGGTGTACTCGTCCGGGCGGATGCGCTCCAGGCGGCGCGGGTTCATCGACTGCACGCTGGCGACGGTGACGTTGTACCACGTCCCCTCGGCGGTCTCGGCGGCCTTCTCGACCGCACAGCCCAGGCCGGTGGCGCGGTCGATCTTGTCGGCGGCCTGCTGCAGCAGCTCGCCGCGGTGCGCCAGCACCATCGCGCGGCCGCCGCGGCGGACCACCTCCTCGACCACCTTGGCGAACACGATGGTCTTCCCGCAGCCGGTCGGCAGCACCAGCAGCGTCTTCCGGACGCCGCGCGCCCACTCGCCCAGGACCGCGCGGACGGCCTCCTCCTGGTAGGGCCTCAGCTCCATGGCCAGCCTCCCCGGCGGCCCAGCCGCCAGTCCAGCTCCAGCTCCATCGCGCGGGCGAGGAACTCCCAGTAGGGGTCGTCCGGCCAGCGGTCGCGCCTGGCCTGCGCCTCGCGGACCATCCGCACCAGGTCCCTCAGTCTCTGTCCCTGTTCGCTCATCTCGGCGTCCTCCTCCATGCAATCAGGTTGTCCAGCCGCTCCAGCACGCAGGCGCGCCCGCCGTGGCAGGCCTCGCAGAGCCGCGCGAAGCGCAGCGTCTCCAGGGGGAGGCGCCCCGCCGCGTCCCAGTCGATGCGCGAGGCGGGCGCGTGGACGATCGCCCGGACGGGCGCGTGGTCGGTCCCCGCGTCGATGCCCGCCTGGGCGGAGCGCATCCACCCGAAGAGGCGGTCCCGCAGCGCGGCGTCGCCGCGGGCGGAGACGCCGGGGCCGACGGCGATCTCCACGGCCTCGCCATCCGGCGAAGTGACCTTCGCCCTGACGCGGACGGGGGGCTCCGCCAACAGGGCGGCCCGCAGCCCGGAGCGCTCGGCCTCCAGCAGGGCGGCGTGGAGCGCGTCGTATGTGCTGTCGGTCATCATCTCATCAGAACGGCACGTCCCCTTCGTCGATGGCCTGCTGGTATTCGGAGCCGGGCTCCGGCGGCAGCTCGCCGCCCGGCGCGAGCCAGGCGTCCACGTCCGGGATGGAGTGCTTCTGGCCGTCCTTGCGGCTTACGTATTCGCGCAGCGAGACCCGGCAGCGCCCGACGCGCCCGACGGCGGAGTCCCAGTCGGGGATGAAGTCCTGCCCGTCCACCACGTTCTCGCCGGCAGACTTCCAGAACTCGCGGGCCTTCCAGGCGAAGTCGCGGGAGAGGGTGAGGGTGGCGCGGCACTCGCCGGTCGCGCCCTCGGCGTTCCAGACGCGCAGGTCGAGGTCGGCGCGGGCGATGCCGGCCACCTTGGTGCCCTCGGCCCAGCGGCCCTTGGTCAGCTTCACCACGCGGTAGCAGTACTCGCCCGGCTTCAGCGGCTCGGGCTTCGGGATGTCGGGCAGCGCGCCCCATTCGTCGCGGGGGGCGGGGGAGGTGTTCTCGTATTCCATGTCGTTTTCTCCTTAGGGGTTGGGGGCTATGCGGTGCGGGGGACGCGGCGGGCGCGCACCCAGTTGGCGATCTGGTCGAAGTGCGCCAGCACGCGGGAGACGGACTCCACGCTCCAGTTGGCCAGCGGCGTGTTCGCGGGGTACATCTTCTTGGCGAGGGCGACCTGCTGCATCTCGGCGTCGGTGATGCCCTGGGCGATCATCGCGTCCATCAGCCGGTTGTGCTCCGGAGAGACCTCGCTGAGCGGCTTCCGCTCCGGCTCCGGTTGAGGCTCCGGCTCCGGTTCGGGCTGCGGTTCCGGTTGCGGCTGAGGCTCCGGCTGAGGCTGCGGCTGAAGCTCAGGCTCAGGCTTCGGCTCAGGCTTCGGCTCCGGCTTGGCTTCGGGCTCGGCCTTCGGGGCCTCGGGCTTCGGCTGCCCGCCGTAGATGGCGGCGAGGATGGACTTCCAGCCCGCCTCGTCCAGCCGGACCTTGGGAGGCAGCGGCGCGCGGCTCTTGGCGTCGTACCAGAGCGTGTGGGCGGTGCAGACCACGCGCTGGCCGCCGCCGGGGGTCACGCGGCCGGTCTTGGAGTCGGTCACGGTGGTCACGTCGTACTTGAGGTAGAGGAGGAAGTCTGCCCACTGGCGCAGCAGCGGCGCGGTCTTCTTCTCCAGGGGCATCTCCATGTGGTCGTAGGCCTCGCCCTCGCCGGGGTTGCGCACCTTGCGCGGGACGGCGTGGGCGGTGAAGACCACGCCGCAGCCGTGGCGGCGCTGCAGGAGGGTCAGGGAGTCCAGCAGACGCTCCCAGGCGTCCTTGAGCGCGAGGTAGCCCTTGCCCCATGCGAGGGTGTCCAGGCTGTCGATGCCCTTGTCGGCGCAGATGCCGGCGATGATGGAGGACTCGATCCAGTCGGCGGAGTCCAGCACGAGCGTGCGGAAGCCCTGCATGTCGCGGGAGAGCTCCTGGACGGCGAGGCGGAGGGATGGGTAGTCGGGGACGCGCACGCGCGCCACGTCCAGCCGTCCGGAGCCCTCCTCGGTGTCCAGGAAGAGCGGGTCGGGGAAGCGGCTGGCCAGGGTGGTCTTGCCGATGCCCTCGACGCCGTAGATGACCACCTTCGGCGGTGGCGCCTTGATGCCTTTCTCGATGTTAAGTGCCATGTTCTTCGTTTCCTTTTGGTTGTGCCCGCGCGTACGCGCGGGCGGGTTGCCTTGTTACTACCAGTCGCCGAGCCCGTCGGCGGAATCGGGTTCGGGGGTGGCCTCCTCGAAGCGGACCTCGGGGGAGGGCGGGTCGTCGGCGCCGCGCACGGTGCCGTCCTCGATCACGATGTCGCAGGTGCCGTCGTCGGCGACCCGCGTGGCGATGGCCTGCATCCCCAGTCCGGCGAGCCACTGGCCGAAGTCGGCCAGCTGGGCGGGGTCGAAGGCCTCCATGCGGTCCAGCAGCACGAAGCCGCAGCCGGGGCGCAGCATCCGGCAGACGCAGACGGCGACGCGGACCTGCTCCATGCCGCTCATGCAGTCCCACTTCCGGCCGTTGTACACCAGCTCGCCGTCCTCGACCGAGAGCCCCTCCAGGGGCATCCTCACCGAGGCCAGCAGCGCGGCGCGGGCCGTGCGCACGGCCTCGACCTTCTGGGACAGCTCGCCGACCGCGGCCTTGGCCTGCTCGGCCTCGTCGAGCGCGCGGGCCTTCTCCTGGTTGGTGCGGACCCTGGCGTTCACGGCGTCGATCTGCTCCAGCTCGGCGCTGATGGCGGCGGTGTCCACGTCCGCGCCGACCGGCGCGGACTTCGCCTTGTCGAGGTCGGCCTGGGCCTGGGTGAGGCGCACGGCGGCGGAGTTGGCGGCCACGCGGGCGGCCTCGGCGGCCTCCTCGGCGCGCCTCAGCTCGTCCCCGGCGGCGACGGCGCGGCGCTCCAGCTCGGCGAGGCGGTCGCGGGCGGCCCGGTTGGCGGCGTTCACGGCGAGCGCGTCCTGGAGCCGCTTCGTCATCTCCTTTCCGGAGAGCGGCTTCTCGGGCGCGTCCGGATACTCCGGCAGCTCGGCGGCGTACTTCGCCTTGCGGTCCGCCTCGCGGCCCGCCAGCGTGCGCTCGTCGTACCACTTGCGCTCCTCGTCGTCCAGCTGCTTCAGTTTGTCCTCGATGCCGAGGCACTGCAGCAGCGTCTTCGCCTTCTGGGCAGATGGCGACCCCAGGAACTTGGGCAGGTCGATGGCCAGCTCCGAGACGAAGGAATCCAGGAGCCGCTGGCCCGCCTTGCGCCCCGTGGGGTCGGTGACTTTCAGGGCGGCGTTCTTCCCCTCGCGCACGACGCGGAGCCCGTTGGAGAGCTCCACCTCCATGCGGGCGGGGGCCATGCCGTCCGAGTTCTGCAGGCTCGACGGGCGGAACTTCTCGCCGCCGAGGGCGTAGGCGATGCCGTCCAGCACGCTGGTCTTCCCCTGGGCGTTGCGGCCGCCGATGACGGTGAGCCCCTCCGGACGGGGGGAGAGGGCGACCGCGCGCACGCGCTTCACGTTCTGCAACTCAAGCCGTGTGATCTTCACTGATTCTTCCATTCTTCTTCTCCTGTTGCTGGTTTTCTCTCTCGATTTCGGCCCGGAGGGCCTCCTCCAGGAACTGGCGCGGGGTGGCGCCCCGGGGGACCACGACGTCGCGCACCTGCGCCCAGTCGTAGAGGTTCCGGCCGCGGCCCCCGCGGACGCGGACGCGCGGCTTGATGCCCTCGCGGGCGAGGCGCATCTTGAGCTGCGGGACGTTCAGCCCGCACGCCAGCGCGATGTCGTTCGCGGTGGCCTCGGTGGTGCGCAGCAGGTTCAGCGCGCAGGCGACCTCGCCCGCGCCGACGGTCCGCCGCAGGGTGGGCCTCACCACGCCCTGGACCGCCTCGATGACGTATTGCGGCCATTGGTTCATTGCTTCCTCCTTGGATGGTTAAAAAGGGCGCCCCCGCCCGAATTGGCCTCCGGGGCGCGGGAGGCGGGTTCCTCAGCCCCTGTCTCGCGGGAGGCCGTCCTTGTCGGCCTGCCCGCCCGCATCCGGGCAAACGGCGCTGTCGAAGTCGCAGTCGTAGTCGCCCAGCAGCCACCGGGCGAGCTCGAAGACCAGTGCGGCGAGGATCAGCCCGAGGCCGATCCACACCTGCGCCACCACGGCGCATCCGATCAGGTAGTTCAGCGTTTCCATGATTTTTCGAGGTTGGTTAAGGGGCGAAGGCGGGGGCGGCGCACGCCGAGTACCATTCGAGCTTGTCGCCGTCCGGCAGAACGGGTCGGACGGCGATGCCGCCCCCGCAAGGGGGAAATGCCTCCGTGCGCCGACGTATTTCATCATCTTCCAACTTCACCAGGGGG